ACATGGAGAGAGTGCAAATACAAAACTTAGATTATTAGGAATTCGTATATGAATCAACAACTTACGGGGCAATAATCTAAAAAAGTCAAATAATCTTGTAAGGTTTGTGTGACAACACGCAACAACAAGTACCCGCCCTCCTTAACTTTACAGTCTTACCCCTAGATGAAAGGGTATATGTGTGAATCAGATAGATTATTTAGATTATTTAGATTAACTCTACTACAGAATGGCTTAGACCCGCATAAACACTGGCTTCCAACGTGTCAAGTTAAACCTTACAACAATCTAAATGTGCCATATGTCTTAGATTGCTCATGGATTAAACGCTATACCCCACCATTACTTTACATTTATGCGCTAAACTTGTCATGGCTGCACCCCCCGGCGTATGGTTTATATATAATATACATAAAATGTAAAGTTTTAGACGTAAAAAAACCCACCTTTCGGTGGGCTGTGTGGTTAGAGTGGGTAGAACGGCCATCCTGCAAGCATACATCCTAGGACTATGCCCATTACAACTGCTCCTACTACGTCAAGTATCTTCGCTTTCATGTGTTTCTCCTGTAAAGCAGGGGATTTCTCCCCTGCTGTGGTTTACTTCATCGTGACTCGGACATCCTGCATCGGGATTCCGTCATCAATCAACTCTTGTTGGAACTGCATGGCTTGTTTGTCACGCTTGAACCAGCGAAAGAAGATTGAATCGCCTTCTATCCACTGCACACAGAACCTGTGCAACTCTGCTTTACGTACCTTCATTGGATTTCTCCTCATGGTTTCAAAAGAAACCCGACTGCTGTCACCAGTCGGGGTTGGGGTTAGAACAACTTACGCTTTACGGCTGTCGCCTTCGGCTCATCGTCTGACAGTAACTGCAATCCGTCTAAGCTCAGGGCTTTCAGGTAGATTGCACCGCCTGCCATTGGGGGCACTGAGGTTTTAAACTCGTTGCCCTTGACGCTTTGCTTTACCACTTTGGCGGTTATCCCGCTTAGTGTCCCGTTCTCGTTGATACGAGTAGCTGTGATTTCAACCGTCACAGTGACGGGGGCGATTGACCGCTTAGCGGTCGGAGTGCGTTCACTCATGGTATAACTCCTAACAAGGTTAAAGAACATTCCGCTTTCGGCGGGTCGGTGCGAATTGCATCGACAAATTCAGATTGCCTAAACTTTACAGAAATGTCAAATACGCCTGAAATCAAGGCTTCGATGCGCTTTGTTTTTTGTTTTTGGCTTTGCTTTGGCTTTGGTCAGACGGGGGGTACATGGATTGCGTTTTTGACCCCCGCCCCTATATAGGTAAACCGCTTAAACCAAGACCCAAAAAAAGGAACGTGTAAAGTTAGCTAAAACCGATAACTCTCCTAATCTCCATATAACCGAATCTGTTGACACCCAAGTAAGTTGCTGTGTTATATTGCGAGCATGGATACCCTACCACTACACCACACCAAGTGGTCAGATAGGCTGGCGTTCGACATTGCCCTCACACTGGAGGGTAGCGGCGAGACCTTGCAAGAGGTCATGACACGTCACAAGATAGCCGCATCTGACATCATCAACTTCAACACCGACCCGGTGTTCTTGAAGAAGGTCGAGCATTATCGAGGCGAGATTCAGGAAAAGGGTCTGACGTTCAAGCTCAAGGCCCGTGCCCAAGCGGAAGAACTCCTGACAACTTCTTGGATGTTGATTCACGACCCAGCCGTATCCCCCGCAGTAAAAGCTGACCTGATTAAATCCACGGTCAAGTGGGGCGGCTTAGAGCCGAAGACTGAAGTGGGTACTGAAGGTGGGACTGGTGGCGTGCGCATCACCATCAACTTGGGGCCAGACCCGAAGGACGCCCGTACGATTGAAGCTGACGTAATTGAGGCCACAGATGTTCCTGCCATCGGCGATTGAGTACCACTTTACAGAGACGTACGAGGGCATGAGAGCGGCAAGGTTTGCCTCTGCCAGCGAAGCGCACAACATGGAGACCAACCTCAAGTGGCTAGGTCTGTCGTACAAAACCAAAATCATCAAACACAAACGCAAGGGTAACAGCTACCTTGTGATGCTAGTGGAGGTACACAGTGGCACTTGACGTTAACTACACACCACCCCCAACGGGGAAGAAATTCATGGCGTCCGACGCCAAGATGCGAGTACTGATGGGGCCAGTCGGCTCGGGCAAGTCAGTGACTTCATCGTTCGAGATTATTCGCAGGGCCAGTATGCAAGTGCCCAACGCCCAAGGGATACGCAGAACACGGGCAGCGATTGTCCGTGAGACTGCACGTCAGTTGCAGGATACGACCATCAAGACCTTCTTGGACTGGTTTCCGCCGGGGCAGTGTGGTCAGTACATGCGTACGACCAAGACTTACTTCTTCAAAGTGGGTGATGTCGAGTGCGAGATTATGTTCCGTGCCCTTGACGATGCGGATGACGTTGCCAACTTGAACTCCTTGGAATTGACATTTGCTTGGTTCAACGAGTGCCGAGACATTCACCCTGACATTGTGGATGCGATGTCTAAGCGTATTGGGCGATTCCCGTCTGCCAAAGACGGTGGCCCGACGTGGCATGGGATGTGGGGCGATACCAACCCACCGACTATGGATACGTGGTGGTACTACCAGATGGAGGGGCTTGACCCCAAAGATGGTGTGTCTGCCAACGACAACGGCTGGGATGTGTTCAAGCAACCGTCCGGTCGAAGCGTGTATGCGGAGAACGTGGAGAATCTGCCAGATGGATACTACGATACCCAAGGTCGCTCGGAAGAATACATCCGTGTCTACATCGACGGCGAGTACGGTCTGTCGTCTGCTGGTATGCCCGTCTACAAATACTTCAGACCGGACTACCACATGGGCAAGCAAAGGCTCCGCCACATCAACAACGGTGTGCGCCCTATTGTCATCGGCATGGACTTGGGACTTACCCCCGCCGCAGTCATCGGACAGCAAGACCCCCGTGGTCGGGCGCTGATACTTGGCGAGTGTGTATCGTTTGACATGGGTATTCAGCGTTTTGTGCGCACCATGCTCAAGCCCATGATTTACGAGCGGTTCGGTGGTGCACCCATCCTAGTGGTCGTTGACCCTGCGGGTGTGCAGCGGGCGCAGACCGACGAGCGCAGTGCGGTTGACATCATTAAGGCCGAAGGGCTTAAGGTCATACCTGCCAAGACCAACAATGTGTCAGCCCGACTCAATGCGGTGGACGACTATCTCATGCGTCAAGTTGACGGCGACCCAGCGTTCTTACTTGACCCCGGGTGCACACAGCTTAAGGCTGCCATGATGGGTGGGTATAGGTACAAACCCAAGGGTGACGGCGACATCGACAAGAACAAACATTCGCACGTAGCTGAAGCGTTGCAGTATCTGATGCTGCATATCGCCTCGGTAGGTGAAGGACATCACATGCCGCAGCGGCGCGACATTCGCCCTGTTGCATCTGCGGGGTGGACTTGATATGATGGTGGTACTGCAAGCAGGCAGTTGTCACCTCCCCTCCAAGGGACTTACCCCCGTCGAGTTCGCTCCGGGGGATTTTTTTGCTTGCACTTTATTTTTGAGTATGTGTATACTTCCTGTCATGTGCAACCTACAATATGTGGTAGGTTGCGAATCAGGAGGCTGTAATGGCAAAAGTTAAGGTTACGAAGACTTCAAAAATCTTTTCGGACAACGAGAAGATGGATAACAGTGGCCTTGCTGGTAAGCCTAAGCAGTATGAACCTCTTGAGTGGAAACCACCTGTGATGACCATTAAAGACATCATGGAAGTCCAAGAGTATAAGACGAACAAACGCCCTGATACTGAGGAGGACTAAATGGCAAAGGTTCTATCCTACAGCAACAGTAACCCTAAGATGGGTGCTACGTCTACCCCTTCTAAGGGGTACAAGGACGGCGGCGAAGTTGTCGATACCAGACCCCTCGTGAACAAAACATCGTATCGCCTGCCAAGTGGTCAGGTGGTAGACCGTCAACCTATTCGTGGTGGCACACCTGTTACCAGTCAAGTCCGCGAAGGCGAAGGCTTGGTGTATGACAAGTATGACACTACACTGGATGCGTTTGCGAAAGCTCCGACCGTTGGTTATGGTGAAGCTGCAAGAACTACAGCGATGCCTGAGATTGCCAAGCCGGGCCAAGTTACTTACTACGGCGAAGGACAGAAAGCTGCGGCAGAGAAACTATCGCAAGAGCGCAACGCTGCTTATAGCCGCAGGCTAGAGAACGCTGCAATCTCAAC